AAGATTGAGTGGCCTAAAGAGTCTAAAGTATCACGCATAATTTGTGATTTAGCTCTTTGAATTGGCATAACATAGTCTGCCGGACAAGAGCCAATCGCAGTATGTGGCTCTGGATCAGGAGAAAACATTACAATCGGTAAATCATCCCATTGTTCAACATTAATTACATTTATTCCTTCTCCAGCAGTACAAACTCTTATACGCTCGTCTATACCATCGCCATCTAAATCAAAAAATAAATAATGTTCAACATATAAAACATTTTTGTTGCCATAACTTCCTCTGTCGTCAAAAACATTGTCGTCATAAGGATTACGAGCTTCAATTTCATCGTAGGTATCAGCATCTAAATTTGAGCCTGATCCTGCATATTGTTCAATTTCTTCTCTGTCATAACCCATAGCAACTAAATCACTTACAGTTTTAACCATGCGGTGTGCAACATAAGGCGCTTCATAAATATTTCTTGCATTACGAGAAATTAAAACTTCTTCAGGGGGAATAGACTCAATGCAAACTTGGTTTTTTTTCTTAACACGCCTTATGGTTAAATCATAACTTGCAGGAGTTTCTTGTGTTATTTCTTGTCCTGTTTGTGGATCAATCATAGACTTGCTTTGCATTTCAACTTTTTCTTTGACTACCTCTATATCATCATCCATAACTAAAGCCATGTATGCTTCAGGAGTTAAATTAGTATATTCGTGCGTAGAAGCTGAAATACTGTCATCCCAAAACGCTTTGACAAAACCTGATTTTCGTACGAGCGCATCTTTGAACGCATCGTAAAGAACTTTAAAGCCAGGATTTTTTTCTTGAATAATATAATTTATGTAGCTTGTTTGTTGTTCAGCTAATTCTATGTCCTCTGGATTGCGTGGTACAAATTCAACAACTTTTTTCGTGCCAAAAAATGTACGCATAATCGAAGGCATCATAAATAAAATTGAGTCCCGGACATCGGTTGAAATAAACTCTGATTGCAAAGAACTATTTGCTTCAGGCTCGTTGCCTAAATAATATTCTGTGGCTTCTGCCCTAGACTCTCCGATTTGGTCGATATAGTCTTTAGCATCATCCATTTCGGATTTGATGATGCTTTGTAATTCTCTTGTATCAATCTGTTCTTCTTGATTTTCTTCTTTATCTTTGTCGTATTCCATTGATTAACCTATGCGTATAATTTTAGATTTTAAAGGTTGCCTAAAATTATACCCCATAAACGACATACTGCCACTAAAGGAAGCAGCCGAACTTGCCATCGTTAGTGAGAGGGCATCGGCTTTATCTGGTGATTTGATGCCACGCTTTCGCATTTCTTCTTTGCTTTCGAGTTTTATTTTTCCAGATGAGGTATATTTGTAGATAGGCGCAGCTAATTCAGAAACAAGCTCATCATCATTAGGAAGTCTGCAATCACGCTGCGCCAACCAATCTTTTATTGAAAACCACAACTCTGCTCTTAGATTTAAATAGTTTTTTTTAGTTGCAGGTGCTTCAGCAACATTTATGCCACGCACAGGCAAGTTCTGTTCAGCTAATCTATCTACGACTCCAGATCCTAAACCAATCACATCAATTAAAATTTCTTGTGGTCGCTCTAAAGCGGTGCAATCATCGTATTTATTTTTAATTGCACCACAAAGTTGCATCAAATCCATAGATTGAAAAGTTTTTAATTCTAATACTGTATTTCCTTGACGAACGCAAAGGGCAGAATTATCGCCACCATAACGTGCTACGTCTAATCCCCAAATAATAGGCGCACTTGCTGATAAGGCTACATCACGATCTACAGCAGCTCTGATTAAATCCATTGGAATTACAGTATCATCGTCAGCACGAGGGAATTCGCCCAATACTTCCACTCGTGCGACTGTTGAGTCCTCGCCATATTGTTCTAACATTTGTTGAAATAGCTCTTTATCTGTGCCTTCGACTGAACGAGAGTCTATTTGTTCCTGGTTCCAGTACGAGCGTTTGCTGTGAAAAGAGTCGTAAAATGGGCCAGTATTTCTTCTTGGATTAGAAAATGTGAACCAATATCTATCTGTGGTTGGCTCTGAGAAAAATCCTTCAGAAACGCTATAAATTGGCGAAGGAATACCTGATGCTTCATCCATAATCAAACAAACACCATAACTTGAGTGAATACCAGCAAAAGCATCTGGATTTTCTTCAGACCATAACTGCGCTTGTGCGTAGTAATAACCGGTATCAATTTTTAAATCACGAATTAATGCTTCTTCAAACCATTGTGCTGGCCTTATTGTGGTTGCAGTTTTATTAAACCAATGTGAATTTATAGCTAAAGTAAGCCATTTTCCTAATTCCGCCCATGTTCTTGAGCGTAATTGTTGTTCGGTGTTTGCAGTAACAATAATTGTTGATCCCAACCTGGTTGATAACATCCATAATATAAGCCAAGAAACTAATGCAGATTTCCCTATACCACGACCACTAGCAACTGCTAAACGATACATTTCAGGTAAATCAATAGCTTGGTTTCTCTGAATATGTATTCCAATATCTCGCAAAATTTTTTCTTGCCACTTTCTAGGGCCTGAGAAGTTTTCGAGGGGAGTTCCTTCTTTTCCCCATTCAAAGACGAATTTCACAAAGTTTAGTGGATCATCTTTGATATTCATTGACCATAGCTCGGTCATTAGTTCTTTTTCTGCTTCTACACCATACTTCATAAAATTAAAAAAAAATTAGTTCATCAGTTTTATAGCCATAGCCACCCCCCCAGATTTTGCTGGGGGCCTAGAAACTTGCGGTAGGCGATGAAGCGGAGAAAAGAAAACTTCATCGCCTTATGTTTCTGTTTTGGTAGGAGAGTTTGAAGCAGAAACATCAGAGTCTTTACTTTCCAAGAAGGAGTTCTTATCAATGTTTTCTTGATTATCCAAGCGTTTAATTTTTTGAGTTGCACTTGGAATACGATCTCTTGCGCTATTTATTATTTCTCCTAGATTTATTGTGTGATTGGTTTCAACAATATTTCTATCCTTCCAATTATCTGGATCTCGGTTCTTTAAGTAGAAAATAGCAGAAGTTTCCTTTCCTTCGAGCGCATTTTCGTACAACTTCGAGGAAACTGCTGCAAGTGCTTGCGCTCTCCCTTTTTTTAAACTGTGTTCTATTTGCTCAATATGCTTCTTCCTGGTAAGCGTAGAATTGCTTATACCCAATGCTGAAGCGATTTGTCGCTCTGAAAGGCCCATGCCGGCTAATCTTTCAATTTCTTTATGATCTAAAACAATAGGCTTTCTTCCTGGTTTTTTCTTCTTTTGCATAGCATATTTTAATCTTTTTACACTTTTAATTCACCATATACACTCTTAATTAATTTGAAATAAAGTGTAAATAAATGACTTTTAGGTATTGCAAATGATAGTTAAATATGTTTAAATGATTATATTGATTAATAAATAAAGGAGAAATATTATGAAATTAACTGAAAAACAAATGCTTGAAATCCAAGCACAAGGTCGTATAGATAAATGTACCAAAGAAGAAAAGAAACAAATCTTCAACTTCTTTTTTGGAGAAGATTATATGGAGTCTGATGATAAAGGCTCTTTAAAACTTTATGAGGAGAAATAACATGAAGATAATTGATAATCCAATAGATGAATATGGCAACCCTATACCAAAGGAAAAACAATGCTGTCGATGGTGTAATAAATCAATAAAAAGATTGACTGAGCAAGTTCCCATTGACCAACCAACTAATCATATTGTTGTGAGCAAAGATAGAAATATTAAGACTTATGATGAGTGGGGAGATTTGATAAGAGATCAAAAACCTATGTTTAAAAGAGTTTGGGATGGACAGACATATCAAACTTTAAGATATGGTAATTTTTGTATGGTTAAATGTGCTGTTGAGTTTGCTAATCGAGTAGTAAGAGAAGTGGATAAGAAACAAGGAAAGGTATTTTTATGAACAAAGAATATTTAAAAAGTCTTACTGTAGATCAATTAGAAACTCGTATTTACGACTTAAACAATGAGTTAAATCAAGAGTGGCACTTAGAAAGAATTATGAAACTAAGAACTGCTCAAAGACTACAGAGAGAAGTTGCTTATTGTGAAAAATTATTAAAGGAGAAAGCATGAGTAGAAACTATTTAGTACAAGCACATTTAGAGTATTTAGTCGAAGAAGGCTTGAAAAAGGGATTAACCGAAAAACAAGCGGTTGATTATGCAAACAATATATTTTTTTCAAAAGGAGATAATAAATGAGCGGTAATAAATCAGATGTAGCA